AGAGCTTACCTTTATTTCAAAAAAACACACAAAACTATTTTTGTTTATACTCCTTTATAGCGTAAGTAATTAAGCCTACTAAAGTAAGTACATATAATGATCTACTAAACCAATTCCAAGTAAGAGGGTTAAACTCATTCATAATAAATGCGAATGGTAAATAAACTCCTACGAGCAAAATTAGTAAATTAACCACTACATCTTTGTAATTTGTTTTCATAATCATTTGTTAAAATGGTAAATTTTTAGCTGGTTGGCCATCTTTAACCCAAGTGTCAAGCTCAATATAGAAACCTGCTTCACCTGGTGTAGAACCTTTCTTTTCTTTGATAAGGATATTAGCCCAACCATTATTAGTTGCTGCAAAATCATTCATCTTCTTTAAGTCATCTGGGCCGAATGATACTTTCTTAAACTCCCCAAATGCCGTTTTCATTGTTTGTGACCTTCCTAGGAAAATCTTTTCTTTACCTGCTGCCATGTTATATATTTTGGTTATTAAATACTACTGTTATTCTTTGGTTCTGCCTTTGCGTTCTGTAAGATTACTTTAAGCTGAGGTCTATGCTTTGTATCTATTGCAAAATCTACTAACACCTGATGCAAAAAATCATAGGTTTCTTGTGTAAACTCATCCTTTGCTTTCTTAACTGTCTTAGGTGCTTTCTCTATCTTGTTTTCTAATTCTACTTTTTCCATTTTACTTTGTTTTAATTATCTATTCCGTGAAATTCCTTTTTTTGTATATCGTATTTATATTTTTTCTCCTCCTCATCTTTGTATAGTGTCATTATAATATCCTCGTTTCTAACCTGCTGAACACACATCGAAACTGCCCCACTTGCCCCTAATTGGTATAAAAACAAAAGCTGGTCAGGTGATGACCTATCGCCAATAGTTTTTATTTCACAACTTATAAATGTGCCATACTTCTTACTGTACCCTATAATATCCCCAACTCCTTTCCTTCCTATGAATGCTCTACCTCTAACCGCTAGGTTATTATTCCTCCATACTTCATTGCCATTATCCTTTAGATAATCCATCATCATCTTTGTTAAATCACTTGCAGATATGTAGGCCATGTACCAAAATTACAATATATTATTAATATATTGTTAGTACCACCTGATTAGTTCTTCTGTAGGCATCTTAACATACTTGATTTTATCCTTAACTTTTATCTCACCTATTCGCCAGTATCTCCTTGCTTTAACCCTTAAGAACTCTGCTCTTATAAAAACTATTCTATCCCTTAAATCAAGGTTAAATGCAAAAAATTCTGCTCTTGTATCACTTATGCCACTAGGTACACCATTATTTTCGTACTCAAGTAGAAAATACTTTTTCTTTAGTGCTTCTGTTTGATGAATAACAATAACCTTGGTGCTCTTAGCGAATAGCTTAATAGCCTGGTAAGTACCATCCTTAGCCTTAGCTTCTTCTATCTCAAACTTCCTTCTATTCCTGTATCCTTTGGCCATTTCTTAATTGTTGTTGATTCTCTAATCTCAAAGTAATCTGTATCTTCTAAATCAGATAGTAAGAGGATTTTTAGTACCTGCATATCGCAGTAGTCTAATTCAATCTTATTGTCACCAATCTTAATTAGAAATCCATCTGCTATATCTTTTATAGAACCTGCTTTTTGACCATGCAGATATTCAGTCCATTCGCTATTACGAGAATATAGGCAAGTTCTTTTGCCTTCCTCATACTTTAAGTCGTAATCGTATTCTAACGGATCACCGACATTGTTTGTTACATACACTTGTTTCATTTGTTTATTATTTTAAAGTAAAGAATCTTAAGTCCTTCCCAAATTAATATTATTAGTATTATTTTCATTTGAGTTTGTTTCTTTGTTGGTTAGTTAATGTTGGTTTAAGCATTTTCTCTTTACCCTTATCTGACATATACAAGCTATTGGTAATATGTGCAAACTCTTTCTTGTCTTTAGGTGTTAAGTCTGGGTGCGTATTTATTCTATAAATCACATCTTGCATTGGTATAAATGTTTCGTTACTCATTATTAAATTCTTTATTAAACCATTTTGCAAAACCAAAATCATCACCTACGCTATTTGCTTTTTGATAACCAGCAATATAAGCATCTTTTAAATCGTTTTTTTCGCTTCCTAATAGGCTTTGTCTATTAACTTCAAGCCATTGATGAATGACTTGCTTGTCTTTAAGTGAATCTAATTTTTCATAAATTTCATTTAGAATAGTACTCATAGTTTTATTTTTTGTTTATTGGTAATCTTCAAATTTCATTGTTTCAGGTAAAAATCTTAATGCTATATTTTTTGTTGATCCGTGGCGATTCTTCTCGACCTTACAAACTACTAAATCGCTAGGAGAATATTCTTTACCACCAATCTCAATAGCTTCTGTCATCTCGTAGTAATGTGGTCGCATAAGCATAATAACTGCATCAGCATCTTGTTCTATAGAACCTGATTCTCTTAAATCGGATAACTGAGGCATCTTATCTCCTCGTTCTTCTACTCTACGAGATAATTGAGATAGGGCGATAATAGGTACTTCCAACTCTTTAGCGAGGGCTTTTAGGCTTCTACTGATGTAGCTAACCTCTTGTTCCCTGTTTTGGTTTGATTTGCCTGTACCACTCATAAGTTGGAGATAGTCGATAAAGATTACCTTGATTCCATACTTTTGCTTTAAGATGGTGGCTTTTGCTCGGAGTTGGGTTACACTTATACCGCCCATATCTTCAATGTGGATAGGTGAGGTTAGTAACAAGTCATCTGTCTTTAGTAAAACCTTTCTTTGTGTAGCATCCAAAGTATTCATTCTAAGCCATTTTAAGGGCAGTTGTGAGCCGATTGACTCTAACCTTTCAACTAACTGTTCAGAGCTCATTTCGAGGCTAAAAACGGCCACAGGAACACTATCTAAACAAGCTAGTTGATAGATACTAGAAAGCATAAAGGCAGTCTTGCCCATCCCTGGCCTTGCAGCTACGATTACTAGGTCAGGCTTAACCCATCCGCATAGGGTATTGTTTAGCTCATTAAAACCTGTATTAAATCCTAGTAAGCTACCTTTTTGTGCCATATCACGAGTGTAGTTAATTGACATGATAATATCTTCCATCATCTTCTCGTAGATATTACCAAACTCTTGTAGCTGAATGAGTTTTTTGGATACCTCAGCCATAAAGTCTATCGTATCTTCCTCGCCATTGGTCGCCCCAACCACAAGCTCTCCACCCAGCACCACCAACATCCTACGCTTATATAGTTCTATTATTAACTCTATATGGGCTTCTAGGTGAGCAGTTGATACCACATCTTTAGTTAGTTCAGAAAGGTAGTAGGCATTTACTTGATCCGTTTGTTTGGCATCTACAATTCTTTGGTAGAGTGTAGTAATATCTATTGGTATATTCTTATCGTACATCTCTCTAATCGTTCTGAATACAAGCTTATGCTTATAGTCGTAGAATATATCCTCTTTTAAGTAGTTGATTACTAATGACAAAGATTTTTTGTCGATTAATAACGAGCCTAGGATATTGCGTTCAATCTCTGTGTTTTTAGGTAGGTCAATAACTTGCATTATTTTATAAGTTTTATGTAAATATCCTTGTACGGATACAATGCTACAATTCTATCGTTAATTAATAATAAAATACTTCTTCCTTGAAAGGCAATTTTATCTGCCATTACCTCTTCTTTTATTGTTAAATCACTATTAAATACTAAATATTTATTCATTACTTTAGTTTTATTTTGGTGTTTTGTGTTGCTACAGGCTCAAAGTTTTTAGAGTTTTTAACCCATGTAGCTATTCTTCTACTTATGTCAAAGAATTTTTGGTCTTGGAATCTCATTTTTCCTTTTGCATCTTCTTCTGTCCAGTAAGATAAAAAAGAATCATATTGGTTGCCTAGTTTATCCTTTAGTTCATCTAGTCTTTTAACAAAGGCTTCCTTGTCGTTATATAACTTATTAGTACTATTAATAGATGTATTATTAATCAATGTATTAATACCCTTCGCCTTTTCCGAATACCCCTCTTCGGTTTTCCGAATACCCCCTTCGAGTTTCCGAATAGGTACAGTAGGTGTTAAAATCCTTTGTTTTACTTGCTTACCGTCATACAAAAGAAAGGTAGTAATATATCCTTTAGAAACTAAAGATTTTATGATCTCACTAACTCTTGAGTTGCTTAATTGGAAAAACTCACCGAAATAAGCGTTAGAGGCAAAGCATCCCTTTTCAGCATTTAAACTATCTACCTCGACTAAAAACAATTTTTCCATCCAAGATAACTTCTCATCCATCCATACCTCTTTGGGAATCCAAACTCCCTTAAAATCTCTGTTCATAAAATAAAAAAGCCCCATCAAATTCCCCCCAGTCGGATTGGGGGTTCATATCAAGGGCAATAAGTTCTTAATGAGTATCCGACACTCATGACAAATATACTAAACTTCCTTAGATATCCTAAAAACTACTCTTCTGTTATCAACTATAAAACGCTTACGAGCAACAGGGTTAAGCGATTCACGGATTACTTGTGATGCTATCTTTGTCTTACGACTAGCAGCAGCTGCCGACTTAAATAGCACCTCTTCCATAGTGTCAGTATAAACCATTCTAATTGGAATAGAGTTCTCTAATCCTTTAATCTCATTCGGCATCTGGTTTGGGTTTAAAGTGGTTTTTTAGGCCCTTGATAAATGATTGGTTTGTTTCATGGAACTCCCTTTTAGAAAAATAATTCTCATCTACCTTACCGCCATCCATTTCATTTGGGTAAACGAGTATGTCATCATCGTAAAAGTTACGCACTCTTCCTGTATCGTAACACACCACTTTCCATATGGTGTTAGTATCAGTTCCGTAATCAATCCATGCGATTGCTTTTCCATAGCCTAGTGGGGTTAAAACATCTATTGTTTGTTCTAATTGTAGTATCAAAATAATCGTTTTATTGCTTTGATTTTAAAATAAGTTTCACAGATTATAAATAACAGCACCGCTATTGGTACTGCTATAAAGAAA